ATATCCTTCAGGGGTTAGTTCAGTGCTGTAAGTGCCTACTACAGTTCCATGCCATTGACTTCCAGAAACTTTTTGGACTGTGTCTCCAAGTTTGAATGTGTTCATTGTGCTTGTTCATGTTCGAGTTGATCTAATCGGGCCTGTTGGTCCGGGCTAAAGTCTTGTTCTAATTGTACACTATCCTCATCTGCATCGTCAACTGTTTCGAACAATTGATCGAACATAGGTCTTCCACTCTTGGCTTTTTTACCTTTGAATCCACGAGTGCCAATGATGTCCATCCAGTAGCGGTCATATTTTTCGATAATCTTTTCGGCTTCAGCACGGTCTGGTGTGGCAAATATCGCATCTACAATATCGCGGAAATACTTATGGTCACCGTTTTCGTTGCGCATCATGTAAGGATACCGGCCAGAATCGTATTCTCGATTGGCACGCTGTACCGCTTCGATGTGCATCCAAACATTGTGACCCATCAACAATGCGTAACTAAAGCTATCCCACGATGTCTTACCTTCTTTGCCAATCTTGTTGAGATCGCCGGGCTTGTATACGCAGATGTCTTTCATCTGTAACTGTTGACTGATTGGACTTTCATCAAAGTGATCAATGAGTCCATCTGCCAGCACAGCCGGTCCAAACTGGCGTGTGTCTGTGGCATACTTCTTGTCATCCACAATAGGACTCATTCTATAGCACCATTTGCCTTCGTGTGGTAGATCAATGTGATGATACACTTGTCCATTTGCTGTGGCCAAGAATGGACTAGCACAATCAAATGATATAGTAAATGCTGGATTCACATACTTGCGAACAGCACGTTGGATGTCTGTTAACAACACTGCCCACTCTAGTTTACTTGTGCCTAGAAAGTGCATCCAATCATGTATGCCTTCTTTGAGCAAGCCATCATGACGCAAGGCCACAAGTCTACGCAAGATCAAGTGTACGTCACACATGTTCTGACCGCCCATGGCCCAGCCATCAAAGTGTGTGTCCGGATACACCGCAGGATCACAATACTCTTTCATGATCTCATACCAATCGTCGGCATTCCGGTGATTGTCGCCTTGTAATACGTTCAAGATCTTGGTACCGCCATTGGCCTTGCCTTTGCGATTGGCCATGAAGTATTCGTTGTTGTACTTGGTGGCATCAATGGCCTGCTGTAAAGTTTTGATTTGACAAGCGTCTGATGCTTTTTGATCATGTATGACCCAGGTCGGAATATCCAATGTCATACAGTAATTGCTGATACTATCTAACCAAGTTAGCACTGCCTTGCGTTTGGCTTCAGCTTTTTTACAACCTGAGTTGGCCTTCCAGTCACCTTCCCACAGGCCCTTGGCAATCTGGAATCCACCCGAGTCACCCAGCATGACCGTGCCAGGTTCACGGTTACGCACCATGTCTTCCGACCAGTCTTGCTTGTTCAAATCCAGGTTGGCATGGCCGCCTGAATACAGGCTCCAGCGATAAGGGAACAGACCTTTTTGGCTGTTGAGCCAGTTCATCTGTTCCATATCTGGAATACCTGCGGGCATTCTAGCTGGATCCACATAAGGACCATTCACAGGATCACGTTGCTTGCCTACGAATGTGGCATAGAAGCCCGAGATAGCCGGCAAGAACACAGCATAATCATTTTGCTTGGCAGTTAAGTTGTCTTGTGTCATTGAAATTCTACGGTGTTAATCAAACGATAATCTTCACGATATTTAGATTTGATTGCCTCTAGTAAATTTTTATTTTGATTCACTTGAGATCTTAAAAAATCCATCATGGTCTTTTTTGTTGTGTTTGTCTGTGTTGTGTTGCCTTCAAATTCTTGATCCAGTTGTAAATTGTAACGATTGGCCATGCGTTGCACCACAGTAGAATCATAATAAAAATAATCTATGTTGTAGTGATACTTCACACAGTCAAAGAAATAATACTGCGGCATGGTATGATCATCAAATACGACTTGATCAAACAACAATTTTTCCACCACTGGATTATAGTTTTCCACAAATTCATTGCCCACTGACGTGCCCAGAGTCAACATGGCATATTGTGTGATGCCGGTCAGCCATCTTTCAACTGGATCTCGCAACACAATTATACAACGAATTTTTGTGCTGTCAATGTCACGCAGATTGGCCACATTCCATCCACTGTGTGCAAACAGACGATCTAAAAAATTACTGGCATTCTTGGGAATGTTAAGGTAGAAGTATTGATTGCTATGATCAATCCTTCCACCTCCATAGTGCAACCCACGATTTTTTAAATTGTCTTCGAACTCTTGATAAAAACTGTTCACTTACTTGCTTTGTGCTGGAAGGATATAGTTGTAAACAGCCAAGCCCGAATCCACAGTGATTTGTGCAGCACCGTCATCACTGATGCGGAAGGTTTTGTCACCAGTTAGATCTAGGATACCAATCACGGTCTTGATCGGCCAGGACCATGCACGCTTGAGTGTGCCTGTGACGCCAGGATGGAACACAAAGTTACCGGCGTGGGTTGAATGATCACCAAAGAAAAACTTCAGGTCACCATTTTCAGTTTTGGCCTGAAAGTTGACTTCTTCGGCATTGGCCTGTGCCTGCATCTTGAGTCGCTGGATAGCAGCCACTGTGGGTACAAACTCAATGTGCCAGTTTACACCTTTGAACTTGACAGTCTTTAGCTTTTCATTTACGATCTCTGATGCCATAAACCTGTAATTGTTTTTGAAGTCACCGGTGGCGTTTTTAAAATTAATACCGTCTGGTGCACCAGTGTCCTTGCGTGTGAGACTTAACTCTGCGTTTTCTTTGTACTCGGCCAAGTTCAATAGGATCTTCAATTTGCTCAAGTTTGGCATGCCAAAGTTACCAATAAAGTCTGCGTGCGGTTGAGCAAATGTGCCTTCCACTACCACGCTACGATCTTCGGCCAAGCCGTTGATCACGGTGCTTTTGTCATCACCGGTGATCTTGACCAGGTCGATAACGCCCAGGTCATGTGTGTGTTCTACTAAGTCTAGTAAGTGATCTCTCATGTAATTCTCCTTTGTGTTTGATTATACAACGTTTAATTAGGATATGCAACAACTTTGGCAAAACTTTGACCGCCTTTAAGAGTGGTAAGTGTTCCGGGTTTGCGTAACTCTAGCCAGGTACTGGGCCCACTGTCGTTCCATGAATACAATATTTCATATCCAAGGCTGGTTACTAAATCTCTGACAAGATATCCAGGAGTGTAACAGGCAAAATGTTGTTCAACCAACATTACAGCCTTTTCACGGTCGCAGTCATTGAAGGTCATGATCAACACGCCTCCGGGTTTGAGTTTTTGGAAGATCTCAATGAGATATCGTTTGATGACTTCCAGGGGACGGAAATTAAACAAATAGTAAACCAAACACATGCCGAATTGACCATCTGGCACTTTGATCATCATGGGATCTGTTTGCCTTTCATTGATCACATACGGTCTCAACCGACGTTGATACTGTTCTGGAAATCGGTCAATGGTTGGCTCCAATAGTTCATAACTTTCGTCGATGATATACAAAGGATCAAAACTTACCATGTCGTAGATAAAAGTTTCCAGGGCTGGGCGTATGACCATGCCAGCATATTGCCAATCAGTGTAGTTTAAAAGACGTGTTTGTAGGGCGATGCGAGCTTCGGTCGATATTGAACTGTGTCGTTTAAGAGTGTATTCTGCGGTTTCGTGGCACATTTCAGATTCGTACAATCTATAACTTTCAACAAACCAGGCTGGTTCTTGCTGTGCAATTAATTCTTTGATTCTTTGTCTGAGTTGATTTAACAACTGTTCAAATTCCTCAAAGTTTTTTTGTATGATTTCTTGCTGAGTTGTTAATTGATCTGTAAATTGATCTATCTGCACGCTGTTTGTTTGTGCCATGTGTATGATCTTGGCCAGATCGCGATCAGCTGTTTTGCCAACAAGCAGAGCACTTGTTTCTTCCAAATAATTACGATAGGCAATCAGTTCGCTCAGTTTCATATCACCACTCGAACAAGGTTTGGAAAGTGTTTTCTGTGTTGGTGGCCGACTTAAGATCCCAGTCCAACACTCCCAACAAGTTATCTAGCTTTTGATCTACCACAGTGGTTTCCATTTCTGCATCGTCAAACGGCAGTTCCTTGAACCAAGCTGGCAAGTTGGTTTCGTCTGTGGGATAACCTATCGATGTCCAGCCCAGAGGATTGGATTTGAGCTTGCACACAATGGTCTTCATGCCATCCACGATCTGCATGCTGTACTTGTCTGAGTTCATCCTGCGCAGGTTGTTCCAGTTGATGGCTGCACGCACATGGCCCGGCATGTTGGCTTTGCCCAGGCGTTCTTCTTCCTTGGCATACTTGGTCAAGTTGTTCACACGCTTGGGACTGCCTTTTTCCCAACCTGGTCGCTCTTTGAAAGTATACTTGAACTCACGGATTTTTTCAATGATCTGTTCACGTGTCCGGCCTGTGAGCACATCGTTCAAGATTTCACTGAGAAAGTCTTGAATGACCTTGGGTGTGTCACTACGCTTCAAATCCAGGCCCATGGCCTTGACTCGACCGGGTTCACCATGCGTGTCCACACGCTTGTTCTCTTTGTCGTAGTATAGCACAGCATAACGCTTCTTGGTAATGAACAAGCCCTTGCTGGCCACAATCTCACGACCGCCACGTATGACTTCGCCCATGGCTCTGGGCACGTGGAATGCCTGTTCCATGAATCCAGGAAAACTTTCATTGACCTGATCTGCGATGCTGTTGTATAGTTGCACGGCCATTTCCTTGCTCCAGGTCATGTTGCCGGCCTCGATCTCGGGTTTGAGCACAGGATATGCTGAAAAGTAGCATGAGTCTGTGTCGCCATAGATTATGGCCTCGCCCACGTGATCATAAGAGCCAGTGATGCATTCGTTGACATAGGCATCCATGTGTCGGGCAATGGCACGACCTGTCAAAGTGGTACTTTGTCCAATGCGTTTGTCAAAGAATCTACAGCCAGGATTCAAGATAGCACCATACAAGGAATTCAAGTTAATCTTCTTGACCAACTGACGTTTGTCCCAGTATTCTTCATCTTCGGCCGTAGTACAATCTTTCAATCGGGCCTGCATGTCTTTGCGTTCAGCATACCAACGTTTGAGCAAGCCCGGAATCACTGCCTCACGTTCATAGGTAAAGATAGTTCCGTTGGCAGTGATCATCCAAGGCTGGTTGCTGTCAAAAATAATGTGCCATACATCGGCAGCACTGTGGACACTTTCTGCGCCATCCTGCCAGTCTATGGTAATTTCTGTGCCCGGCTTTTGTTCCATGACCGCAGTGTATTCAAGACTACCAAACAGACCTTCCCAAGCGGCAGCAAAACTGTTACCACTGCGCATCTTGTCAGCGATATAGCGTTCAGTCATCACAGGACGCAGTTGCCCCACAATGGTTTCGGGTCCCATGTTCAAGGCCCGGATGGCCGACGGATATAGACTGTTGATGTCTATGCTTCCCACATACTCGTGTATGCCCTTGCGTGGGTAGGCCACATACGCACCTGCGGCCTGTGTGTCTTCATCACTGTAACGCTCTTTACGATTAGGCACCACAAGTCCACGCTCGTGTGCTTCGTTGATGATGGCCTGCTCGGTCACGGCCACAGCACCCATGGTGGTCTGTAGCAACACAGTGTTCTCATGTGCCAAGGTATTGGCCAAGTCCAGGAACTTTAGTTTCTTGTCCAACTGTGCCAAGCCGTTGACGTCCTGGCGGTTGTACTCAATGAACCGCTTGAAGTTCTGATTGTACAAGGCATCCAGGGTACCTTCGAACTTGGTCTTGCCTTCGAGCCCTTCATATTCAAGGATGGCATCTAGGCTGTAGCTGTGACGCTCTTCATAGGTGTATTTCCTATACAGTTGCATATAGTCCATGTGTACACGACCAATCAAGTCATAGGTCTGACTCTCATTGCCAAAGCGTTCAAAAGTTCGGCCCTTGGGATGCTGATTCCACAAGCAGAACCTACGTGTATCGTCTTTTGAAAGCACACGAGTCACACGGTTCACAGTGTAAGGAATATCATAGCCTTCACTGTTCCAACCCGAAAGTGCATCGGCATCTTCAATGATGTCCAAGAATGTGTTCAACATGTCTTCTTCGCGCTCAAACAACAAGGTATCCGAAAACTCTGCACAGATTTCTTGTGCAGTGGTCCAGGTCATGTGTTTGGGCGGTACTACCAGGGTGATAAGTCTATCTACCCAGGCCAAATACACACTGATAGCAGTGATAGGATTGAATGGATCTTCGGGTGGACTGAATCCACGATCACTATCAAAATCTACTTCGATGTCAAAGAACGCTACATTGAGCTTGGGGCCGTCTTGGCCCTTGTAGTTTTCTTCCAGACAGCGGAATATGGGATTGATATCTGACTCATACAACTGCTTGCCACTCTGTATGCGGATCTCTTTGCGGAACTCTTTGTTGTTTCTAGTGCTGAAGCGGCTGACCGGCGTGCCATAGATGCTGGTGAACTTGCCACGGGGATCATCGTAATAGAATATGTAGTTGGCAGGATACTCTTGATAGCGGCGTTCACCATCCCTGCGTTCAACCACATGTATGCGATCGTGTTCACGATCAAATAGTGCGTCAATATACGACATTGTTTCTCCAGTTATGGCTGGTCTGCCATGATTCATGTTGCTTACGGCAACGACTCGTCTCTTGTGAGATATTTATAGCGTCTTGCCCACAGTGGTCAAGATTTGCTCCAGCAACTCATGATCCTGTTGTTCGCGGCCAAACTCGCTCTTGTGTGCCAGGCGTATGGCTTTTTTCAGCACGTTGGGTTTGATTTCCAGTTCTTCAGCAATGGCCTTGACTGTGTCATTGAGACCACCTGTAAGTGTTTCGATCTCGTGCATGACCTGCATGCCTTCGTTGATCACTTGGTTGAGTTTTTTGGTTTGTTCTGCGTTGAAGTTTTTTGCTGACATTTAGATTTCTCCTGTTAGTCAAACAATTATACAGGATTGTTTCTAGAAGTCAAGCGAGTTTGCTCACTTCAGGGTAATTTGGGTAGCGATTCCAAATTGTCCTGGCCAGCAGCCGGCCATTCGGTCCTAAGGCCAAATTCTATTTGCGTCCGATCACCATGTATCGGGTGTATTCAGTTTCGGGATCACGCAGTTGCATACTGCCATGATACAAAACTTCTCTCAAGGGAAAACGATCTATGATGTCCTGTGTGCTAGAAAAACTGCGATTGGGATCATGGTCACGGGCCTGGAGCACCACAAGTGTGCCGTCGGGTATGTTTAAAAACCAACTACGTCCCGGCATGTCAGTGAGACTGGTGTTTACAACAATTCCTGCGTCACCCAACTGTCTGTAATCTAGTTGGTTGGCATCGGCCAGCATGTACTCCACGTTGTCAGCGCCGGCTAGATCCAATAATTTCTGACTGGTCGTCAAAAACTCTTTGTTTTTTTCTACCAAGATGATTTTGTCTGCTGTGATTCCGGGTTGTAACTTCATGTACACGGCTAGATTGCCATACCAGGAACCCAGGATGTACACCGTGCTGAAATCTTGTTGTATGCGTCCTAACTTGCTCAATAACCAGACCTTGCTGGCAGTGAGGTCACGTGTCATGCTGCCAGCTAGACTATAACCACTGCTTTCGTCTAAGTTATGCTGGTGCGTATGGAAGTCTTGGAGTATCACTGCCGTTGTCCTTGGGATAAACTGGATAATTATTCATCGGTCACAGGTCCCCCTTCGACCCAGGCGTCACAGGTGCGTTTGGCTGCACATTTGAATTTCAAAAACTTGCAGTAGCCAAGTTCGCCAGCGTCAATGGTATCGTGTGGATCACTGCCAGGTTCCGAACCAATACCACGAGCGATACAGTCCTGCATTTTTTCTGTGACATCAAAGGCCGCACAGTTGCCACAGCGATTGGCTTTCACTGATTCAATGTCATTGGTGTTCCACTTGTCTGCCAGCTCTGCCCAGTATTCTTCATTGGGTTCCGCAGGATTTAGTGGACCATAGTGATATTCGTCTATGGCCTTTTGGCGATTTTTTAGATTGAGATCAATGCTCTGCGTGGCCGGAGGGCATCCTGACTCTATGGCCTCGATTAGATTTAATAGGTTTCTCATTTTTTCTTGTTGCCCCAGTTGGCGGCACCTTTTTTACGACACTGAACAAGGGCGCCACTTGCATAAGCCGACGGCCAGACCTTGTAACGACTTTTTACTTTGCTGTAACAAGCGTCTTGTTTTTCGTCCAGTTTTGATTCCTTGCCTTGTACAGCAGTGTTTCTAGTTGGATCAGGCGCAGACTTAGCCTGTGTCTTGGGTAAAAATTTCTTGATGCTTTTAATAGTTAGTGGACCCAGCACACCGTCTACATCTAAGTTGGCATCAAATTTTACATTCAGCATTTGTTGTATTCTACGTATTTCATCGGAACTTTTATTTTGTAAAGTTTCTTTTACTTTTGTGGCCACATTCTTGGCGGCCCCTCTGCGTTCAGGATTGGGATCTTCTCTGCGCTTTTTAGCCGCGGCTGACGCACGACCTTTCTTGCCTAGTGCGTGTGCTTTGCTTTGTGGTAAACATTTTGGCTTGCCTTCTTTGCTTGAGCCTCTGGCACAGTCGCCACGGATCTTGCCGTCGGGACCAAAACGCACCCATTTTTCTTTAAACCATTTTTTCAAATCTTCTTCTAGTTCTTTTTCCTTGGCCGCCAAGGCTGTGTCTGCTGGGGCTTGAGGTTCTGGAGCACTCAATTTGCCCATGATGATCAGCTGTTCAATGCGTTTTGCTAAGGCCCGGGCTTGTTCACCTTCATTGTCTCTTAATGCTTGCTTGAATTGATCCAGCAAGGGTTTGACTTGTTCATAGGTAGCACGATTAAACCGGACACCTTTGCGTTCCAAAGCATCTATGATTTGTCGTCCTTGATATTTTTTTAGCTTGTTGACTATGGTGTAATAGGTGCTCGCTGCAAATGCACCACCAGCTATGATAACAAGACCCAATAACTCTCTGGCACTGTTGTCCAAGAAAGGGTCTACTGCTTCTAGGGTGTTAGTCGCAGGTTTTATGCGATCTGTGGGCAAGGCATGTATCTTCCAATACTCTTCAGCACCAGCAGGAGTGGGTGCCCGCTTTTCTTGTCTGCGAGCCTTGGCCACTTGTTTGCCTTGTTTCAGCAGGGCCAACTGGCGATCTATTTCTGCACGCTGGGCTAACAAGCGCGGTAGCTCACTGGGTTGGTAAGGTATGCCATATATTTTACTGGCCTGCTTGATAGCCTGTTCATAGTCCAAGCTGATGCCTTCGTGACTGGCGTCTCGCATGGCCATGGCAGCCGCCTTGAACAGGAGATCCCGGCCAGTGATCTCAGGACCTATCTTGACCTCTTCCACGGGCACACAGTTGGGCACCTGACGGTTGCCCTTTTTCTTCATGCCAGCTTGCCGATAACCTGTCCAGCAACGTTCTTGTATTTCTTGGAATCTCATGCAACGGCACCCAAGATCTGTTGGACTTGTTTGACCCATCCACTGACGTCACTGCTTCCTATTTCGCCAATGTCGCCCACGTCGTAGGCCACATCCGACGCTGCTGTCATGATTTTTTCTGGACCAAACTTGACCAACATGTCTCGGTGTGCGACCATGATGCGTTTGAGTATGGCCTGTTCCACTGCTTCGGTATCTTTGACTTCATTGATGGGTTGAGAATCTTTCTGCCCTTGCAGGCGTTTTTGTA